TTGAACCTTGAGGACCTGCAACAGTATTGTAACTTAATTTTTTAGTTGTTGTATTATAAGTTATTACTGTTAATTCACTATCGTTTGTTAATTGATTTGCATAAATTTGAGAACCAGATACAACTAATGTATTTGCACCATAAGTACCCATTGTTACTTTGTTGGTTGCATCTACTTCTAGTACTGGTAAACCAGTAATGTTATTTACAGAGAATAATGTTCCTGTTAAATCATCAGTAATTGAGAATAATTGACCTTGGGATCCTTGAATATCTACTACTGTTGATCCTGATTTGTAGATTAGTAGTGCTGATCCTGTTCCGGCTGAGGCTGAGATATGAAGTTTTGCGGATGGGGTTGTGGTTCCAATACCTACTTTACCATCTCCAGGGAAGTACATTGTATTTCCGGCAAGACTTACTAAATCGGTTGTATTGTTACCTACATATACATAACTTGAGTTTATGTACGTATTTGTTCCATTAAATGTAGCGTCTCCACTTACCCCTAAAGTACTGGTTATTCCTACAGTACCGTTAACGTCTAGTTTATACGAAGGACTACTAGTACCAATACCTACGTTACCTCCTTCCCAGTTAATATTTAAATTTGCAGCTGCTCCTCCACTGTAGTTTTGAAGTCGGGCAACACCACTACTTCTATCAATACGTAAAAGGTTACTAGAGTCTGAAAAAGATAGATCAGTTGTTCCGGCAACAGTTAGGAGTGAGGATGGACTAGAAGTACCAATACCTACGTTACCTCCAAATAAACCAATAATACCGCCAGAACCACCTAATTGGTTAGCTCTAAGAGCCATTGTTCCGAAAGAATTAAGATATATGACATTAGAGTTTTCATATACGCTAAATCTAGAGGAGCCGCCTTCTACTGCTTCTAGGTAGTAATTATCTGCTTGACCGCTTGAATCAATTAGAATACCTGCTGCTGATGTTGTATCTAATACTGTGAGTTTTCTACTTGGGCTGGTAGTTCCAATACCTACGTTACCGTTAGATGCATCAATACGCATTCTTTCAGTAGTACCGTTAGCAAAGAATCTTAGATGCCCACTACTTCCACCACTATTATTATATCCGATGTACATCCCATCTTGAGCGGAAGTAGACTCATTTCTAATTACTCTAATGTTTGCGTAGACGTCTGCACTCGAATTTCCTATAACTGTTACACCGCCAAATTTTAGTGTACTACTAAAGTTTATATCTCCAGTAACCTCTAGTTTATATCCGGGAGTAGTATTACCGATACCTACGTTACCCGCTCCAGTAATATTTAAAATATTATCATTAGCAAATAAACCAAACGTTAAGAAGTTACTGTTTGAACCGTTTGTTCCATTATGATTAAATCCAATGTATCCAGAATCTTTAGTGCTTTCAGCTTTACCAATTAGTAAAATTGTGTTACGGCTAGATCCTAAACTAGAATTCATCAGTGAACCAGCATAGTTAAATGTATTTGGTGCAGTAGTGCCGTTCATTCTAAAGACTGGAACACCATCTGAGCTAGGACCTTCTACGTGAAGTTTTACACTTGGACTAGTAGTACCAATACCTACGTTACCTCCATTGGTAATTCTTAATACCTCTCCGGTTGCGTTAGTAGCAAAATATAAATCGTTAGTACTTCTCGTTATTCTTGGGTATGAGTTTGTACCACTAAATAGTACAGTGTCATTGAGTCTAATAGCTCCATTTACATCTAAGGGAAATGAAGGACTAGCAGTACCAATACCGACATTAGTTCCATCAAACACAAAGCTATTTGAACCTGCTGGGTTATTTGATGCGTCTTTATAAACTACTTGGTTTGCAGATCCTGCTACAGGACCAAAAATACCCTGTGTACCTTGGATACCTTGAATACCTTGTGTTCCTTGAGTACCTTGTGCTCCAGTTGTACCTTGCGGCCCTGTTGTACCTTGAGTACCAGTTGTTCCTTGAGGACCTGTAGGACCTTGAGTACCAGTTGTACCTTGAGGACCAGTTGGTCCTTGAGTACCTGTTGTTCCCTGAGCGCCAGTTGTGCCTTGAGGACCAGTAGGACCTTGAGCACCAGTTGTTCCCTGTGTTCCTGTGGTACCTTGAGGGCCTGTTATACCTTGAATACCCTGGGTACCAGTAGTTCCTTGTGGTCCGGTAGCTCCTTGTGCTCCTGTTGTACCCTGTGTGCCATCTGTTCCTTGTGGTCCTGTCGGTCCTTGTGTACCTGTAGTTCCTTGTGGTCCTGTCGGTCCTTGTGTACCTGTAGTACCTTGAGCTCCAGTTGTGCCTTGAGCACCAGTAGCACCTTGTGGTCCGGTAGGACCTGCTACTGTATTATATCCTAATTTTTTAGTTGTTGTATTAAACGTAACAACTGTTGTATCAGCAGTACTTGCTAACTGGTTAGTAAAGATGTTAGATCCTGAAACTACTAGGGTGTTTAATCCGAAAGTACCCATAGTAACTTTATCAGTATCATCTACTTGTAAAATAGGTAGACCTGAAATATCACTTACGGTAAATAAAGTTCCGGTTAGATCATCTGTTACGGAGAATAATTGTCCTTGAGATCCTAAAACATCAAATACTGTTGATCCGGATCCAGAAACCATTAATTTATTTCCATCAAACTGTAGATTAGCTTCACCATTAAACGGTGTTGGACCTCCAGTTGCTGTTACTACGTAATTATTTACGTTGTTTGTTATTGATGTTGTTGCATTAGTACCTTGAATACCTTGGATACCTTGAGTACCCTGGGGTCCTGTTGTACCTTGAGCACCTGTTGTACCCTGGGGTCCTGTTGTACCTTGAGCACCTGTAGCTCCCTGCGGACCAGTTGGTCCTTGTGCACCTGTAGTTCCTTGAGATCCGGTTGTACCTTGCGGACCTGTTGTGCCTTGTGTACCATCTGTTCCTTGAGGACCTGTTGGACCTTGTGCTCCAGTCGTTCCTTGAGCACCTGTTGTTCCTTGAGGTCCAGTAGTACCTTGAGGTCCTGTTGAACCTTGTGCACCTTGAGTACCTTGTGATGTTGGGGTTTGAGCAAAGAAGGCATACGAGGCAGTAGTAGCATACGAAGCCGAAACTGCTTGGTTAATTGATCCTGAGAATGATCCTGTGAAGGATGTTGCTGTTATTGATCCAGATGCATTTACTGATCCTGATACAATAAGTCCATTTCTTACTATAAATTCGTTTGCCATATTTTCTCACCCTTTCACTGTCCAGGGTAGACATTTATTGATAAATATTAAAAGTATCTGTAATTTAAAACTATATAAAATGGATTTATACTAGTGTTTGTTGCAACTAATTGTGGGTCACCTCCTAGTGTTATCGAGGTAGTAAACGTAACAAGAGCTGTAGTTCCTATGTCCGGGGTTGTGGTTTCAGTATGTGTAATTTGAGGAGTTCCTGCTGAATTCCAAGTTACTACAATGTTACCTCCACGTTGAGAGGTACTAGTGACTGTGTTAATAATATAATATTCAATAAAGGCTACAGCTCCTGATGATCCTGGAACTGACCAAACAATAGTTGAACTTGATGCATTAATAGTTGCGTCTGATGATTGATGAATTACACCGTTACCTGTATTTATAGGACCTACTCTAAGTTTGTCTTGTACTCTTACGGATCCAGAAACGTCTAAATCATATCCAGGACTTGATGTTCCAATACCAACTTTGTTGGTTGTATCGTTATAATAAAGGCGTGATGCACCTCCAAATAGTCCGCTGTTGTTGTACTGTAGTTGACCATCAGAACCTGCTGCTGCTACTGAACCTGATCCAATACCGGTTAGGTTAGAACCGTCTCCGTAGTATGTTGAGGCAGAGACTGCACCTACTACTTCGAGTTTGTAGACGGGACTGCTAGTGCCAATACCTACGTTACCTCCGTTTGCAAACCTAACTCTTTCTCCTCCATTATCACCGAAACTTAAAAAACCATCAGATCCACCCCCGCCTCTGTGGTAAGCCATGTATCCGTTTATATTACTACTATAATCAAGATATTGCATGAATACTCTACCTTGTAGTGTTCCGCTTCCACTATTATATGTTTTTAAACTAAACGCAGATTCATCAGCATTTACAAGCTGTAGCATTGCGTTACCTGCTGCCTTACTCAGGGTAAGTTGTGATGATGGAGAAGTTGTACCAATACCTACGTTACCGGAAGTATTAATATATATTCTATTTACATTATTAGTATAAAATCCTAAAGGTGTAGCGTTAGATGATCCTATGTAACCTTCGTTAGAAACAAGACCTGCATACATTAAATATGTACCTGAGTTCTCAATCTTTATAATTTGGTCACCAGTACCGTATATGTGAAGATTATTAGCTGGAGTAGTAGTACCTATACCTACGTTACCGCTGTTATCAACAGTTAACCTATCTGTGGTGTTCGTCCTTAAAGCTAAACCGGTAGCACCTGCTCTAACTAATCCCGAAGCACTAGCTCCGGTCAGCATAAATCCTCCACCATTAGAGACGTTTGCTCTAATGTTACCAACAACCTCTAATAACTCACCAGGACTACTAGTACCTATACCAACGTTCCCTGTAGAGGTAATACGAATTGCTTCTGTATTAGAAGTACCAAGTAATAAGTCTGCTGACTCCCTTTGCCATACATAAGCAGTTAGTCCGTTATTACCTACAGTAAGTCCATCATTTGTACCTCCCGCATTTGTACTAGTATTGTAGTATTGAGTGTATGAAACATCATTGTTACTTTGAACAATATTAACAATACCAGTTCCAAGAGTATGTAAAACAGCTGCTGGAGTAGTAGTACCTATACCTACGTTACCTGTAGACTTTACTATAAATTTAGTAGAATCTCCTAAATAATTTTGAACTTTAAAATCACCAACGTTACTTAAACCGATAGCAACACTACCTGAGTTTGTTGGAGTGTTATGTCCGAAAATTTGAATAGCACCCCCTGCTAGTGCTGAACCGAAACCTGCTTGAAGTGTTAATGATCCTGTACCTTGGTACGTATCTGGGAAGAAAAGATACCTATTTGTATCTCCTGTGTATCCTATATTACCGTTGACTTCAAGTTTAGAATCTGTTGGAGTTGATGTACCAATTCCTACATTACCTGCAGCGGTAATAGTCATATTTACGTTCCCACTATTAGCAATTGATACTTCCCCTGAAGATATTTGTATAAAATTATTTCCGGTTTGAGCATCAAAGTCTATAATACCCCCTGTTGAGTTTAGTCTTGTAGCTCTTGCTGTACCGTTTACTTGTAGTGCTGTAGCTGGGCTAGTAGTACCAATACCTACGTTACCACCATTAGTAATACGCATTCTCTCGGTATTATTTGTACCAAGAATAAAGTTTGTATTTGAGAAAGTACCTAATAAGAATACTCCTGAACCTCCTAAGTTAGCAAGTAAAGAAGCACTTCTAGAAAGTGCATTACCCATTTGGGTTCCTATTACTCCGGAACTAAATACACGGTAAACTACGTTATCACCACTGTCATTTTGTGCAACCCAGGCTGCTGACGAATCTGAATCTGTAGCAGTTATACGTCCAAACTGGTTTCCTGTTGCAGAACTTACAATGTGTAATTTTTCTGTTGGTGCTGAAATGCCAATACCAACGTTTGATCCGCTATAAACTAATCCGCTATTTGCTGCTAGTACACCGTTATCATTATAAACTACCTGTGTTGTTGCTCCAGGAGCAGTAAAAGATCCCGAAAAAGAACCTGTAAATGATTGAGCGGTTACATTATTTGTAACATTTAACGAATTCAATGAGGCATCCGACCCCGATACAATCAGTTTTTTCCAGTTTGGCATATTTTACTCTCCTTCTGCGGTTAGAAACAGCACCGTTGCTGCCTACTTCCCTTTCGGGCCTACAATAGGTTTGTTATAAATAGTTCTAAAAAGGTTAAATATATAGTACTTTAAACCTGTTTTTTCTTAGCTTCATGACGCAGTACTTGTTGTAGCTGCTCTTGCTTCTCAGCTTCGATGGATTGTCGGGCATGTTCAAACATATTTAGACACTCCTGCACTTTGTCCATAGTGGCTACAAGTAATCTAGCGTCTCTCCCGGTGATTTGTAGGCTGTTTAAAGCAACCATTAAGACCTGGTATTCGGCCTCTGAAAACATTTGTTCTATCATAACTTACTGATTTATTTTTGCATATTCTTGCTGTAACTTAACAACTGTATTGTACATCATCTCTAGCTGTGCGCCTTTGAATGTACCTTCTCTTAATGTAATTAACAAAAACTCAACCTCTTCTTTAGTGAAGATACTTTGAGTCGTAACAGGTACATTGGAGTTTTGGGTATTACCCTGTAGCTTATTTATTAAACTCATAACTTTTTTAAGGATGTTCACTATTATGCGTAAATGTATATATCACTGTTTCCAGAATCGATATACATGTTACCGTATCCATTTCCTGTACTACCAAAAGTAGGGGCAGCAGAAGGTACACCGGATGCTTGTTTAACAGTTACCATAAATTCATCAGCAGTAGCTGTACTAGCACCTGCAAACAAACTACCGGTTACGGCAAAACGACCATGTGTTCCAGTTGAGCTAGCTTCTACGAAGAAAGCTGTACCAATACCTCCAGCGGCGTTTTGAACTATAATACCACCATCTGTTAACGATGTTGAACCAGATGCTAATAAAACGAATTTGTCTGCAATTAATAAGCTAGTTGTGTTATTAAATGAAGCAGTACCTGCTACAGATAAGTCACCTGTAATTGAAACGTTACCTGTGATAGAAGCACTTCCTGGGACTGTTAAATTGGTAAAGTAACCTGTTGAACCCTGTATTGCGCCGGTGGTGTTTGGAGCACCTGCTGGGCTACCTGCAGTAATATACCCGGAAGCAGCAGTAATGTTTGTTCCTGCAGCAATCGTTGTTGCAGAAGAAAGTGTGTTACCGGTAATATCTCCTGAAGAGGATACTGCAGATCCAGTAAGTGCACCTGATGCGAATATACCTCCTGTTACACTTATAGGTCTAGAAATACTAACTGTAGTTCCGTTATCGGTAACTGCAGAATCAACTAATTGACCGTTTGAAGAATCCCATCTAGTTAGTACGTTATTAGTTAGTGAACCAGCATTCTTTAATTGAATGTCGTTAGCATTAACTGTAATACCTGTTCCAGCACCTACTGCTAAAACACCGTTAGTTGAAGTTAAACCAGCACCGGCTGCAAAAGTTCCATAAGAACCGCTATCAAAAGTAAAAACTCCTGTGGTTGAATCATACCCTAAATACGGAGCAGCAGATAATTTTCCCCTAACGCCAGCGGTAAAATGAGCAGATCCAGTATCTAAGGTAACAGTTTGAGCAGAGTTACCATCGTAGGTAAAAGAAACGATACCATTACCTGCTGTTAAGTCAGCTAAGTTAATATCTACGCTACCTTGGAATGAACCGCTAAATGAACCGCTTAATATAGTTGTTGCGGGGTTAGTTGTAATTACTTGATTACTACCAACGTTTACCGAGGTGTTAAATAAACCCGCACTAGCGGTTACGTTTAATAGTTCGGCTGCTGAGCCGGAGACTATGACTTTTTTCCAAGTTGCCATTTTATAGTGTTATCTGTTATAAATATTACGATCCGAAGAAAAAGTCCCCGGATGCAGAATAGAAAATACCGCCATCGATTGGTGTAGGGGTTGTCGAACTACTTGCTAGAACAACCACCTTATCAGACTGCACTTTAAACATCTCAATACTTGATGATTTTATTAAAAAAACACCTGTAGTAATGTCCACAGAAGCAGTTACTGATCCGGTTGCAATACTTGATAAGTTCAGGCCAACGATTGCAGATGCCGGTATATTAAATAAGTTAGCTCCTGAACCTGAATATGATCCGCTAGATAAAAATAGAGATCCGGTTATTGTAGCATTACCTATGAGATTAAAAGATCCTGAAATATTAGCAGAGCCGGTGTAAGGGAAGCCATCTGTACCGCTAGGTCCCATTGGACCTGTTAATATTTGAACTACTGAAGTTATTGGTTGGGTTACTTCAATTTGAGTAAACGCATCTTGATCAGCAACAATAATACCCCTATCCTGATTGATAAGCACTACTTCATTATCTGTTGGAATAAGGTTTATAAATTTGCTCATTACCTAGTCACTTCTCTACTTAATTTGATATTACCTTCGATAAGTCTTGTAACTACAGGTGGGTTAGCATTACTGTATATTTCTAAATCGTATACAGCTTGATTGAAATCAAGCAATGAGCTGGTTGTTGATGCTATGTAAACTCCGATTGTTCCTGAAGTTACAGGGGTTTGGCCGTTAGATCCAGAAAAGTTTAAGCCTGTTCCATCGAGGTTTATAGAGCTGGATAGTGTTAGGTAAACCTCTGAAGAAGCAGCCGTGGGTCGGATCTGCATTCTACCGCTATAACCAGCTAAGCTGATAGGAGTACCGTTACCATCTTTATACTGGAGTTCAAAGGAGAGTGTAGCGCCTTGTTCTATTACAAATGAGTATTTTCCTGCAGACATGTTTTTATTATAAATATTCTATGAGTTCATTGTTTGATTATCACGGATCAAAATTTAAGTAGTAGTTATCACCGTCGAATAATAACCGTGGGTCAGTTGTACTAGTTACTTCAACAATCGTTTGAATATTATTTATAACCTTTTTAACAAACACTTTTCCATCAGCTGTATTAATAGCGATATCTCCTAGAGCTAATTGATTAACTGTAGGTACACTCCCAGATACTGCTATAGTCCTTATTTGTGGCATTAATTTCTGTATGTTGTAAATACATCTAGTATTGGGTCAACGACTTTATGTCTATGGTTTTGTTTTAATGCTACAACCTTTACTCCGGAAACTTCTAACTCCAACTTTAAAAAGAAGTCAAACCCGGAATCTTTCTTATCTCTCAAGTCACATTGAGACATATCCCCACAAAATACCATCTTAGAATTAATACCTAGACGGCCTATCATTAACTCTGTTTGTCTCATAGAGGCATTTTGGGCCTCATCAATTAAAACAAAGCAATTGGTGAATGTATTACCTCTTAAGAACCCGAAGGGAGATACTGTCACAACCCCTTCTTGTACTAACTTATCAGTTTTTTCTTTTCCAATGAGTTCATACATTATATTATAAATAGGGGAAGTAAGGTAGGATAGTTTTTCATCTACGTTACCTGGTAGAT